ACAGATGGCGTTGTACATTTAGAGATGCTTATTATGTGTGTTGCCTAATCTGGCCTTGGGCACATACTAAGTTACCTAAGATACAAAAAGTTATTGAACATTACACACATAAAGCTTTAACTAATAATATCATTAGTTTAGATGAATACAGAGAGGTACAAAATAATGTCAAAAGGTAAAAAAGAAACAAACCCACAAATAGAAGTTAGAACTTTTAACTGGGGTCCTTGTGTTATTAAACTTAAAATACAAGATGATTTTAAAAAAATATTACTTGATGAAATTAAAAAATCTTCTGAAAATTATAATCATAAACTTGCAGGACAGATCGAAAAAGAAATAGGTTATAACGAAAAGTCAAGAGAGAAGATCATACCTTATCTTGCACCATACTTAGGTATATACGATCAAATGTTTCAAAAGTATCAAGCAAAGTTATATGATTCAAAACCAGAATACGCATTGACTGCTTTATGGTGTAATTTTCAAAGACAGTATGAGTTTAACCCACCTCACGATCATGACGGTAAGTTATCGTTTGTAATATATTTATCAGTGCCAGAACCTTTACAAAAAGAAAACAAAGAATACACAGGCAAGAGCTGTGGTCCTGGTGGTATACAGTTTATGTATGGTGAAGGAATTAGAGATTGTATTACTTACATGTCTTACTTTCCAAAAGACGGTGAGATGTTTATCTTCCCTGCATGGTTAAAACATTGGGTTAGTCCATTTAATTCTGATTGTGTAAGAGTATCAGTTAGCGGTAATGTACATGACTCAGCACCTTTAAATCAAATAAAGAAAGGTACATTGGTAAAAGAATGATGTTAAAATTTTATTTATGGATAATGGGTTGGTCTGGTTCTATCAATACTTGGGCCTGGCATAAACAAGCTAATATAATCAAAAACCAACAACAATTAGAAAATGAAGAGTATATTAAGGAACTGAAGAAAAAACTATGAGTGTAGTTAATGGATTTGGTATGTTTTTCTATGGTATGAGTTGTTTTATAATTGGTATGATAATAGTTTATATAATTATAAAGGATTTAAAATGAAAGTAAAAAAAAAATATGATAGCGCTAAAGTGTACTACCATAAAAACAAAGATAAACTTTTAAAACAAACTGCTACTTGGAGAGCTAAAAATAAAGAAAAAGTTTCAGCCTCAAACTTAAGATATCAAAATTCAGAACGAGGTTTTTTCGTGGGGTTGTGGAATGATATGAAGAAAAGTAAAAAACACAATTCTTTTAAAGACTTTGATGATTTTTTTGATCATTGGGAGGACCAAAAAAAAGCCTGGGGTTGGACGTGTCCTGCAACTGGAGTAAAAATGACCATAATAAGAGGATCTAAAAATGGTAAAAAAAGTAAAACTAATGTTTCTAGAGATAGAATACTATCTCACATGGGCTATAGTAGAAAAAATTTAATCTTTACTAGCTGGCAATATAACAATAATAAATGCGCTATGTCTCCTGAAGAGGCCATGAGTTTTCTAAGAATAGTTAGAGATAGGTATGGTATTGACTATCTTGTTAACATTATTGAAGGAGATAAAAAGTTGCATCATGATAAATGTAAATCGGAGTATGATTGGAATGATGGAAGATAAAGATATAGAAGAGTATCATAACATTGGTAAGGATATTAAGTTGAATGGTAAGTATAACTATATGGAGGGAAAACAAATCACGGATCCTGAAACAGGAAAACGTGTCTATGAGATAAGTTCTTATAGACTTCCGAGTGTTACTACTATATTAGGGGCTACCAAAAATACAGAATTTTTAACCAAATGGAAGGCCAAAGTAGGTGAACAAGAAGCAGACAGAATCAAGAATGTATCTAGTGCACGGGGCACCAGTATGCATAAATTCCTCGAATCTTATATCACGGGCATTGGTTACGATGATCTTACAGAGCTCGGATGCCAGGCGAAGCCCATGGCCAATAAAATTTTGGAGATCGGTCTTGCGCCAGTATCGGAGTATTACGGTTCCGAAGTTACGTTACATTATCCGGGCCTATACGCAGGTCAAACAGATCTTGTTTGTTTACATAACGATCTTGAAACTGTTGTTGACTTCAAGCAAGCCAATCGTCCGAAGAAGAAAGAATGGATCGAAGATTATTATCTTCAAATTGCAGCGTACGCCATGGCCCACGACTATGTCTACGGTTCCGAGATTAAACAAGGAGTTATCATGGTATGCACGCCTGACCTATATTACCAAGAATTTAAAGTAGAAGGACCTGAATTAAGACGCTTTAAACATGCGTTTTTAAAAAGATTGGACATGTATCATGACCTAATGTTCGATGAGAAAGAAAAAACAACACCAATGAAAGCGGAGGAGTTCAAATGAAAATAGAAGGATATTATTTTGACGGTAAAAAGTCATGGATTCTTTACAAAAAGAAATCTGGCGAAATTGTGATGAAGAGGTGGAAATGAACGATCGACTTAAAAAAGTTTTAATGTACAAATACAATGCAGAAGTACAGGACGCTTTGTACAAGATACAATGTTATAGTGAACATGAATTAGTAATACCTGAGCATCCTGATATTACAGCAGAGGTAGACAAACTATTAGAAAAAGTTGCACAAGCTGAAGAAAAGATGGCAGTAATTGAGCTACATTATGGCGAAAATAAGGCAGAAAAACAAATTCTGTAGGGCTCGCAAATTGATTTTAGGGCTCGGGATTGAGCTTCTACCCCTCGCAGCGCGAGGGGTAAATTTTACAAAACAGGCTGTAGTTTAGAATGATTCTAAAAAAGACGTGTTTTTTCAAGGTAACCCCGAGGGGTAAATGATTTTTGCGAGGGGTCCGCGAGGGGTAGCGCGAGCCCTAGAAGTGTTGATTTATAACGATCCCGACACTTCCGAGGGGTAAATCTGGAAAAAAAGTTTTTTTTAAAAATTGAATACAAAATTATTTGTAGGTATCGGGGTATTGAATTGTGTTCAAAATGTGGCAGCTAGACTGATTTAAACTATTGTATTATAAGGTTGCATGTCTAATAAAAAATCTAGAAGAATAAATAGTTACAACAAACCCAAGCTGGTTAAGCAGGCTGTTAAGTTTCCATACAAACGTGTACGTATCGATTGGATTGACATCATCACTGAAGGTGGCTGGGGTACAGTAAAAGAATTTAAAGATATGAAATTAGCAACACCAGTTAGTGAAGGTTGGTTGTTTAGTAAAGACAAAGATACTGTAAGAATATTTGCAGGTTATGATGTTGATGACGATGGTTCTATTTCTTTTTCGGAGCGATCGGTTTTTCCAACTTCTTGTGTGAAGAAGATAACTCGGATTCATTAGGTGTTACATCAATTATCTGTGAGTAGTCGTCTAAAATCTGTTTCATTTTTGCTTCTAGCTCTTGTTCTGATAGGTCCTCTAATTTTCCTGTTTTTATTATTTTCCTATCTATGTATAGTCCTGCTGCTTTTCCTCTATTTGCTTCCGCATTCACTGCAGAAGAAAATGATCCTTTTTTTAAAGCAGCTTCACGTAGTCTAGCAAGTTCTGCAACGTGACCCTCATAAGTTACTTCATGTTTTCGAAGTCTTTCTTCTTTTAGTTGACCAATATATTTTACAACAAGTGGTGATAACTTTGGGTTGCAAAGTTCTGATCCCTCTTGTCTTGCACGGTTAGAACTATAGCCAGCTGCAATAGCAGCTTCACTTTGAGTCATAGGTCCGTCAGCTCCACCGAATACTAAAAACTCAGCAAATCGTTGTTGCATTTCTGTTAATCTTTTTGGTACTCCCATATTGACAATTTAAGGTAACATGGTTATAAAGTCAAGATATGAAAGATGATCGAGGAGAATTAGATTTAACTAAACAAATAGAAAATCTTCAGCTAAAGTTAGATACTTATGAAGAGTTAATAGGTGATACTAAAAAACTAAAATGGGAAGTTAAAGAATTAGAAAGTGAAATCATTAAAAAGGATAATTTAATTCAAGGTATGAAACAAATTATAACAGATCTGTCGGAGAATAAATGAGAGTACAAGATTTACAACAATTCTTAAGTTCGTTTACAGAAGGATCAGACGCAGTTAAAAACGCAGTCATATTTGTAGAGTTGAATGGTAAGTTACATGCAATTAGAAGAATGGAAGTACACGAAAATGTTCAGCCGATAGTAGGTTTTCCTGGACACCACGGTCATAGACTGGTATTGAAAACTCAAAAAGCCTCTTCACTTATCTTGCCTGATAAGCTTGCAGACGACTACTAATAGACAACAGGAGTAACCTTGAAAACCGCATGGGACCAGAGCGTAAATTGTATCAAAAACTTAAGAAGAATATTCCATCTATCTCATGGATTAGGCTTGAAAATCTTAGCTTATCCGGTACTCCTGACTTGTTGGGCTATAATACTTCTGGGCACTTTTTTACAGTAGAACTAAAAGTCACGAAAAGTAACAAGGTGCGTCTGTCACCTCATCAAATTGCCTTTCATGTAAGGCACCCACACAATTCTTTTATCTTGGTAGAGGCCCTTGATCCGTCTAGCTTGAAACTTTTTGAAGGGTCCCGGATCCAGGAGCTTGCTGCTTGCGGCTTGGCGCTTGAACCTTTGTGCTTGGGGCTTGATGCTTGCCGCTTGAAGCTTGAATCTCTCTGAGCTTGTTGCTTGAAGCTTGAGGCTTGTGGCCCGAATCAGGCGCACGCTCCGACTCACCGTCGTGAGAACTTTTGCTAATGGCCTGATCCGATTTATCCCTAGGGATTCTGTAAAATTTTGGATGTTTGAAAACGTGTGTCATGCTAGTGTTTACCATATTCTATATTTTTTACCAGCGGGTCCCAACAAGCTCGACAGCTGCCGCACTCGTTGTTGTTGTCAGGGGCTGGACATGTTCTTGATTTTGTCGAGACTGTTGACGTATTGGCCCAGCTCTTAACTGGTCCTTGATCCACCATCGGTGATGAGAATCTTACAACTAAGTTTGCTGGCGCCTTGTGCATATGATCTTTGATCCATGCTTCACGGGTTGGCATCCAGTGCCGCTTGCTGGGTGTGAGCTTACACACTTCGAATATCTTCTCCAGGTGTTGCACGTCCTGCACATCTCCTGAATCGTGCCATCTAAACACATCAGGCTTCTTGCTGTTGATTAGTGTTGCCATTGCCAGCACCCAGTCAGGATGCTGTATTGCTTCCAGCCTTCTATATTGAGCTTCTTGTACAACTTTAAACATGTAACAATTTTTTAACGCGTAACACTCTGAACAAACTGAATCAGGTATAAGTCTAAGCTTGCTGCCAGTCTTGCATTCCTTCGCGGGTATACCTATTGACCAGCCAGGCATCTTTGACGGTTTACTCAGGCCTCCAACCAGGGCCCATGCTTCTTTAGTATTCATAATTTATTCCTTTCTAAATCCTTTATAGTCCCTGAATCATGATCTGTCAAGCTTGTTGCTTGGCGCTTGGAGCTTGCCGCTTGCTGCTTCAGGCTTTTAAAAAACTTTTCACAGCTGCGCAAGTATCCAGCCGGGAGCGTGGAATGCTCCCGGATAAAATAGTGTGTCAAGTCGTTGTGTTTAATTCTCTTCTTTGTCATACTCTTTATAACGCTCTGCAGTCTTAGCCTGATCAACCTTCACCAGCCTAAGGATCTCTTCCAGCGCATCCGCTATTCTTTTCAATTGTGTTGTATCCATAATTATTCCTTTCTAAATACATCCTACATTATCCCGTAATCAATGTCAAGCCTTATCTGCTGCCTGACGCTTGAAGCTTCCTGCTCTCCTTCTTTAGAATGATTTTTAGAATCATTCTAAACTGGCAATTATTAGCAGGACCAACAGTCAGTGTAGGGGGCGACCCTACTTAAATACTTTTATTGGTCCAGCAAATAATTACCCGTTGCGCCTCCTGGCCAGGGAACTCGGCGCACCATGGTGTTACACACATTGCTAGGTTGCCCATCATCGCTAACGTACAGGGAAATGCCAAAGGCAAGATTTGGACGCTGGTGTACTCTTACTGATACTATTATTAGCAGGGCCAAGCAAACTCATAAATCGCGTGAGTCTATATGGATGCATCCATAAGCTTGGTCCAGCAAATAATGATCAGTCACTATGCTACGCGGG